CAGTTTGTTACAAGAGCAAAGTCTCTTGACCACATCAATCGCAATCCCGAGATGATAGCAAAGATGATGTCGTTTGTAGGAGCAACAGGTAAAAGCGTTTACGATTTCCATATCATAGAGGAGTTCTATCGTAAGGAAATAAGCAATAGCTTTTCACATAAAGAGGAAGATTACAGCAAAGAATTTGGAGAATAAAAAACAAGAGCAATGAGAAACATTATTTACAAAGCAGAGGACGTAGTAGACTCACTGTCTACACTACGCAAGGAAGGAGTTAAGAAGGGTGCTTGGACAGGATTTGATTCCTTGTTTGACAAGTATTCAGTTAAGAAAGGTAGCACCACATACATCTATGCTGGGGCGCATCAAGGTAAATCACAGTTCGGGTTTGAACTAATGATGAACCTATCAGAGTTCAGCGGTTGGAAGTGGGCAGTATATACTCCCGAGACAGGCTCACCTACAGAGGTGTTTGCAGAACTACTTTGGGTATATCTGCGTAAGCCATTCCTAATCAATGACCACCTTACTGCTACAGATGAGGAGACAGAGAAGGCTATTGAGTTTATCAACTCACACTTCTACTTAATTGATAGCGGTCTACAAGACCTCAGCATTGAGGGATTCTACACAGCAGTAGAGACTATTGAAGAAGATAACTTCATCACTATTGATGGATGTATGGTTGACCCATTCACTGAGATTAGAACAGATGTTTCCGCTGGTGTGCGTGATGATATTGCTATTGGGCAGGTACTTACTAAAGTGCGTAAGCACTCAGCAGAGAAGAACTACCACACCATTGTAACAGTACACACTAAACACCAACAGGCGAAGTACAAGAATGGAGTACCCTATGTTGATAAGCCTACGATGAATGACATAGCAGGTGGTATGCAATGGAGCCGTAAAGGTATGATGGTTGTTAATGTATGGCGTTGCCCCTACGGATTAGAGGATGGTAATGGTGTACCTTACGAGCCTAACCAAGTTGAGATTACAGTGGTCAAGGCTAAACCAAAGATTGTTGGTAAGCTTGGGACCGTTACTTTATATTATGACAAAATGAAAAACAGATACTATGAACTTGACAGCAGAGGAGAAAAGCAGTACGCCTATCCACAGCCTAATTCGTGATAGAAGAGTGGCCTTCGCAAACCTTGTGAGGGCCTATCTTCGCTTCAATGTAAACGATGCTCTAAACATTGTTGTTGAAGAAGATGGTGGGATATCTATAAACGGTAGTTTATATAAGTTTGATGTGTCTGATTACACTGGCTGTACAGATAGGTACATATTCTTTAACCCTTCCTCTGGAAGATTGGTTATAGAAGGTAATGGTACAAGTAAGGTTTATAAAATAGAAGTTGATTTGTTAGATGAAAACAATAAATAGTTTAAGTGGTGGAAAAACAAGCAGCTACATAGCTGCTAAGTATCCCGCTGATTACAATGTCTTTTCTCTCGTTAGAACTGAGGACCAGTCCTCTAAGTTTAAAGATGATAAGATACGGAAGTTAGTAGAGGATAAGATACAGGCTCCGTTCATAGCAACAGCAGAGGATGATACTATTGTATACACTATGCTTGACCTTGAGCAGTATATAGGCAAGGAGATTAATTGGGTAACAGGACCTACCTTTGAAGAGGTCATCAAAAATCACGGAGGTTTCCTACCAAACAAAGTAGCAAGGTACTGTACTACAGATATGAAAACTATGCCTATTGCTCAGTGGCGTTACAAGAACATTGAAGGTGATGCTGAGATGAGGTTTGGATTTAGAGCCAATGAACAGTCCCGAGCTAAAACAATGACATCTAAATTGAATGAGCGTGGGATGACAGAAGTAAAGATTGTAGTAGGGAAAACTAAGACAGGTACTCGCAACCGATGGGGTGTGATAGACTACTGCAAACCTTCTTTCCCATTGATTCAAGATGGTGTATTTAAAGACACGATAGAAGAGTTTTGGAAAGACAAACCAGTGAGGTTCTCCTATATGAACAACTGCATAGGCTGTTGGTGGCGTGGACCAATGCTTCTAAAACATATGGCTGATAAGCATCCAGAGAAGATGGATTGGTTTGCAAGGCAGGAGGAAGGCAACAAAGGGAACTTTAGGTCAGACGTAAGTTATAGAGAGATAATGAGTTATAACTCTCAGTTCAGTTTGTTTGATGAAGATTTTTCTGAGTGTGATGGTGGTTATTGTGGTTTATAGAGTATATTAGGATATGGAAAAGGATTATATAAACAAGTTGAACAATGTCTTGAATGTTTCTCGTAAAGAGTTTACCACAAGAGATTTAATATTAGAAGAATCCGAAGCAGTTACGAATTTGCTACTGCTAAAGAACGAAGCCTATGGAGATTCAGCACTTAACCCTGCTGGTATCTTTGCAGGTGGTGATGCAGTTCATAACCTATGCTGTCGCATTGATGATAAGCTTATGCGAATCAAGATGCGTGGCATTACAGATGAGACTGAAGATACAGTCCAAGATTTAATCGGTTACTTGATACTACTGAAGGTTGCCTTAAGACAAAAGAAATGAGTAGGAACACATTCGTAAGAGCAAGTATCTCTGGAGACTACGGTCAAGACCTTGTGATGAAGTACCTTGAGGACAAGGGATATGAGGTTGAAGAAGCTCCAAAGAAACTATTCTACGATTGGGATGTCAAAGGAAATAAGGCTGGTCGTACTGTAACCATTGAGGTTAAGTATGATTCTAAGGCTTATATGTGGGCTGCCCGTAGAGGCACGCCCGAACAACCTAACCTTTACATTGAGTTCAGAAGCACTACCAAAGATGCTGACTCGGGAATCTTAAAGTCTAAGGCTGACTTCTACTTCTACATACTGAAGACAGGTGACAAGGATATTGCCTTTGTGTTTGATAGAGTTCAGTTCTTACAGCACCTACAGATGGCTAACTATAAAGTAGTTGGCAATGGTGCTACAGGGGACAACAATGCACAAGGATGGATACCACCACTGCACGAACTGCTTGTATCAAGATATGGGTACAAGGCAACCATAGACCTAACCGAGTATGCTTGAGATAGACCTTAACCTTCCTAAACCACCAAGCTTAAATCAGTATTATGCTGGTAAGCATTGGGCAATCCGTAAAAAACAAAAAGATGAATACTCTAAATTCTGTAAAGAAGAACTTGAGAAGTATGATGCGTTTACTTGTGAAACCTATGAGATTCATATTCGCTATCATTCTCGTCACGATGTTGACAATGTTATTCTTGTTTCAAAATTTCTCTCGGATACTCTCGTTGCTATGGGTGTGGTTAAAGACGATGGTAACAAGTATTACAAAAGACTTGACATCCGTATTGACAAGGACCTACCGAAAGATTCTTTCAAAGTAAAAATTAAGTGTTATGATTAACCAAAGAAATTATCAAACGTGTAAATTAATTAAGAACAGGATTGACCTCTACCTATATGAGATGGCTATACTGTTCGCAAACTTAGGTACCGACTCTACACAGGAAGAGGTTGCTGAAGCCTACAGGCGTGAAGCAGAGTACATTGAACTAATCGTAGAGCTTGACCCCGAAAAGGGAGAGCGACTACGCTCATCCTATTAAGATGCTTTTTGAAGAATACTACGAAGACCTTACAGACGCAGAAGCAAATCTCATTCTTGATATATACCGAGTCATTGACGTATTGGTATATAACCACGAGCCAGTCACATTGGTTAGATTGGGATTTGAACTTAGCATAAACACGCAGGAGCTGTCTGATTACCTGCCTATTATAATCACTATACTTAATAAAGTAGAAGACCAATATGCCGAGGTACGACAAGTCGCTGATTGAGCGTGAAGCAATAATATCTGTACAGCAGGGTAGCCTAACAAACGAGCTTGGTATTTTTATACTACAGCGTTGTAAGGAGATAGCTGCATCAGCTTTTGTGACAGATGGTAACAACGAGTTGAAGCAAGCACTAATAGATGCTGCTGTGATGCGTACCTGTGAGAAGTTCTTGCACTACTATACCGAAGGTAAGTCTGCTGCAAATCTTGTGATTAGTATTATATACTCAACGATGACCAATAAGATAGTGTCGCTGAATCACAGCGATGTGTATGGTCAAAACATAAAAGGTTACCTCACCTATATAGAGGATGGTGAATCCGTTACCAAGTTAATGCGGTATATTAAAGACGATTATCTAAGCGAGAAATTATGATGGAGATTTATAACAGTTGGTTACTCATAAGTTCAGTAGGACTTATGTTCGCATTCTTGTTTATCTTTGAACCCTATGGTTATGTGATGGAAAGAATCCTTCCGTTTAAGCCATTTAACTGCGTTCTGTGCCTTTCTTTTTGGTGTAGCCTACTCTTGTATGCTTACCTCGGAGAAAGCCCCTTATACGCAATCTATACAGCTTTCATTGCAGAGCTGTCTTACAGGAAGCTGGTGAATGAATAATGTAAATTCTAAAACCGAGTGGGTGTT